CCTTGCCCGGCAGGTCATCACGCATCCATTGCCTCCACTGTCACCACCAACTGCCCACCCGCGGCCTGCCTGCCCCGCCAGATGCGCAGGTCATCCACCTGGCTGTCATCGGCCCACACCGCTGCCGCAGTCAGCGAATCCAGCACGCCCTTCGGCAGGTTGTCCAGGTCGCGCCGCCTGCGGTCCGGCGGCCTTGCCTCGATCACCACCCGCAAACGCGCCGTATCGGGCCATGGCGCCGCGTTGGCATCGCGGACATACCAACCCACCGCCTCGCGGTATTCGCGCCCCCTGCGGCTGATCAGCGTGCGGCCGGCCACGTTGCGCCAGTACGTGTTCACGGTCGGTGGCCACGGCAGCGTCAACAGCATCAGCGCCCTTTCAATGGGGACAGGCCATGTCCCCACATCCGGCCAGCGCCAGCGACTAATGGGGACAATGGGGACAAACGCTGTCCCCAGCTATAAGCCGCATGGGCATTGGCTTTTCTATATATAACTATTAAAAAAAACACTCTCTATTACTTCCTCTAGATCAGACTCACGCAGGGAGACACACTGACCCCCGTCGCGTTGTCCCCAACAACTCGCCAAGCCGCGCCAGTGCTTGCTTTCAAGCGGGGACACCACCTGTCGGCGTTTTGTCGGCGGTAATGTTCTGAGCGCCTTCAGCGGCGCCGGGGGGAATAGGGGCGTCGGCGTCCCCAACAATGCCCGCGACCCACGCCACGCGAGGCCGTCCACGGCCGCTGTCGGCCGGCATCGACACCCGATGCGCCAACCCCAGAAAGTCCAGCGACTGCAGCAGGTCCAGCTGCTGGCGGTGGTTCATCGCCTTGAACCGGCGCGATGCCTTGCCCAGGTCACGCTCGGTCATGCCGCGGGCGCCCGCCCGCTCGATCACCTGCACCACCTGGTTGCGCGCCGCCTCGATCTCGCTGTCCGCCACACTGGCAGCCAGTCGATCGGCCCCGGCCACCGCGTGGTGGCGGCAATAGTTGATCGCCCAGGCCGCGTGCGGCCCCTCAATCGTCACCGGCGTGCCACTGGCACAGCCCACAGACACCACCAGCGCCAGGCGCATCGCCATCTCGTTAGTGCGGCCAAACATCTCGGCCATGTCCTGCGCCTCATAGGCGTCCATCAGCCGCACGCACTCGGCGTCAAACGCCCCGAACAGCTCGCGCGCCGCGGGCGAGAAGTCCACTTCCACCGGCGTCGGCATCAGCGACGCATTCACCGCCGCGTTCACCAACCCGTCCGACGCCGCATGCATCGCGGCCACCCAATCGATGATCTCGGCCGGCACCGGCACGCTGGTCACCGCACGGCTCACCTGGCGGCCAATGTCCGACTCGACCATCAGGAACCGGTTCAAAAAACCGTCCCGCGCCGCGGCCGAGCCGATGGTGTCAAAAAACCCCTCGGGCGTCGTCATCGCCAGCATCGTCAGCGCCGGGTTGCGAATGCTGCGCTGCTTCATCTCTTCCATGTCGCGCGCGCTCATGCCGAAGGTCGAATAACCTTGCGGCCGCATCGTGCCGTCGCAGCGGCCCCAGGCCTCCATCAGCGCCTTGAGCATGCCCTGCGCGCGCGCGTTGCCCCGCACACTGGCCTGCTCCAATTCCTTGCCGAACTCGTCGACCACCGTGATGTGGCTCGGCTGATCATGCAGCGCCGACAACAGGCCCGGGGCCGACGTGTATGAGGCCGGGCCAATCAGCCGCTCCTGGCCGCACGCCTCCAGCAGGTGTTCCACAGCCCACTTGCCGTGTTCCTTTCCGCTGGCCGACTTGCCCACGTTCAGCAGGTACAGGCTCGGCCAGTTCCGGTACGTCGTCACAAATCGCCGGCCCAGTACCGCGCTCGCGAAGGCAATCGCCGTCTGCACCGCAAACGCCGGCTGGCTCTTGCGGCTGGACGCATTCACCCAATCCGTCACCACACCCAGCATGCCCGGCGGTGACAGCAGACCCGGCGGCACCGGCGCCGGCGCACTGGCCGGCAGCGTCACCTGCGCCAGCGGTACCGGCGCCGGCATCGCCCCGCCGTTCACCCAGCCGGCCTGCTGTGCGGCAAAGAAAATGCTCTCGATCTGGAACGCCCCCGGCCGGAAGCTGCGCCACTTCTCCGTCGCCCTGCGCGGGTCGTACTTGCTGCTGGTCGCGCTCCAGGTGTCCCACAGCTCAAAGCCCGCGCTGCCCAGCTCGCACAGCGCGTTGCCAAAATTCACCCACTGGTGGTAGTCGTCGGCCGGCAGCACCGCCAGCGCGCCGCGCAGGTCAGCCACCTGCGCCGCATCCACCAGGCGGCGGCCCGGCGTGTCCACCGTCACCGGCGCCGCGCGAGACAAGTCGCGCACCCAGCCCGGCAGCGTTGACGGCAGCGTGCCGTCCAGCGGGTCGCTGCTGGCCTCCCACATGTACGCCTTGCCGTTCGGGTGCACCGACGGTTCCACGCAAATGTAGCCATCGGCCTTCACATCCACGCCCGGTCCCAGCTTGCCCGGCAGGTGCGCCACCAGTGCCGACGAGAACACCCGGTGTTCCCCGCCCCCGCCCGTAAACGCCAGCACGTCCGACGCCAGCGGCCCGTGCCGCACCTCCAGCATCTCCATCGTGTCGTAGCCGCCATTGCGCGGGTCTACATCAATCACCACCAGCCTCGACGGCAGCACCGCCACACCGATGTTGGCATTCGGCTCCGCGCGCCACCAGCGCTCAATCACGTCCGGGTCATTGCTCGCGCTGTGTACCCCGTGCGGCGCCAGCCGCGCCAGCGGCTGCTTGGTTCCCGGCGTCAGCGGCAGCACATGCCAGCCCAGCGCCAGATAGCGCCGCGCATAGGCCAGCGGAGAGCGCAGGTCGGAAATGCTGCTCACCGTGGCGGTCACGATGCGGCGTTCTTCAGCGCGGCAATCACGGTTGTGGGGCCGTAGGGCAGTTTCACGCCCCCTCCCCAAACGCTACACCATTGATAGCTGCCTGCGCTTGTTGGGCAAGGGCGGGCGCGGGGTTTGGGTCGGCATCGTCCAGGTCGGGCCAGATCAGGTGGGCGTCGTCGGGGCGCAGGTCGCGGCGGGTGACGGCGCCGGCGGTGGCGCGCTCGATGGCCACGCAGTGCACGATGGGCACGGGCCGGGTGCCCTTGGCCCACTGGTTGACGGTGGGCGGTGTCACGCCCAGCAGGCCGGCAAGTTTTGCCTGGCCTCCTACGGCGTCGGCGGCGCGGAGGATGTGATCCATGGGCACGCAATTTAGCATTGCTACCATCTTTATGTCAAGCCATGCTAAATGTTTATGGGGATAGCATCGCTTTATGGTTTCGCGTGAAGTTAGGCGGACGTATTCTCGCAGAAAATTTAGCATTGCTGTTGACAATGCTTTTTAGCGACGCTACATTTAACCCCAACGCGGCACCCCGCCGCCTTGGAGGCCACCTTGAACACCCTGCACCCCACCGACCAGCCGCCCGGCGCCGCGCCGGCGCTGTTCGCCGTCTACACCGGCGCCCGCCTGCTCGGCCAGTACCGCGCCGCCACCGCGCGCAGCGCCATCGCCGCCGCCCGGCGCGTGCACGAGCGTTTGGGCGTGTCGTTTGCCAAGGGCGCGCACGTGTGGGCCGACTGCGTGGCAGCCGGGCAGAAAGGCGCGGTGGCCGCATGAGCTACAGCACCAACCCCGTCATCGACGCCGCCCGCTACTGGGAGCCGCGCTACGCCGCCGCTGATCGCCAGGCGCAGGCCGAGGCCAGCATGGCAGACGACTTTCTGCGCGCCTGCCGCCAGGGTGACGCCAACGCCCTGGCGCCCTGGGCGCCGCAGGTTACCGACTACACCGGCACGCCCTACGCCGTGGGCAGCGCCCGCCCGCGCCGCCTGCAGACGCTGGCCGAGTGCATGACCGGCGCGCTCGACTACCTCGACGCCCACACCGAGCTGCACCAGCTGCTGCTCAACGCCGCCGCCGGCGCCGACGTGCGCGCCCAGGCCACCGCCTTGCTCGCCCGCCTGGCTGACGGCTTTGCCAGCCAGTACGCCGACGGCGGCGAGTGACCGCATCCCCCGCACCGAAAGGACCACCCCCCGTGAAGACCCGCAACTACGTCGTCAAAGACAGCACCACCGGCGCCGAGCGCCTGGTGGCCGCCACCAGCAAGGCCGCCGCGCTGTCGCACGTCGCCCGCACCCGCTACAGCGCCGCCGTGGCCACCGTGCCCGACGCCATCCGGCTGATGGCCGCCGGCGTCAAGGCCGAGGTCGCCGGGCCGCTGGACGCGGCCGACGCCACCGACGAGGGCGCCAGCGCGTAACCGCCATGGCATTCGACCTCGCCTCCCTCGCGCGCAACAACCCCAAGCCGCCGCGCATCATCATTCACGGCGACCCGGGCGTGGGCAAAACCACCTTTGCCGCCAGCGCGCCCGCGTCCGTCGTCATCCAGACCGAGGACGGTCTGGGCAACCTCGACGTGACCGCCTTCCCGCTGGCGCGTAGCTTTGACGACGTGCTGCAGGCCCTGCAAAGCCTGTACACCGAGCCGCACCCCTTCAAGACCCTGGTGGTCGACAGCCTGGACTGGCTGGAGCCGCTGGTGTGGCAGAAGGTGTGCACCACGCACAACGTGCCCAGCATTGAAACGCTGGGCTACGGCAAGGGCTACGTCGAAGCGCTGACCTACTGGCGCCAGTTCTTCCAGGGCATCACCGCGCTGCGCGACGACAAGGGCATGACCGTGGTCATGGTCGCCCACAGCCAGATCGTGCGGGTGGAAGACCCCAGCCTGCCGGCCTACGACAGCCACGACCTCAAGCTGCACAAGCGCGCCGCCGCGCTGGCTGAGGAATTTGCCGACGTGATCCTGTACGCCGCCGTCAAGACCAACACGGTGACCGAGGAATCGGGCTTCAACAACAAGCGCGTGCGCGCCACCACCACGGGCGAGCGCGTCATGCACACCGTGGGCCAGCCCGCCTTTCTGGCCAAGAACCGTTTCTCGCTGCCCTCGCCCCTGCCGCTGGCGTGGTCGGCTTTTGAAGAGGCCATGCGCCCCGCCGCACCGGCCCCTGTCCCGCAAGCGGCCTGAACCCCCAAGACCCCCGAAAGGAAACCTGCACATGGCACAGCTGAACTTTGACGCGACCCACGTCGACATCACCAACCACTACGAAGCCATTCCGGCCGGCGACTACGAGGCCATGGTCACCGACAGCCAGATGAAGTCCACCAAGGACGGCAGTGGCCAGTACTTGGAGCTGACGCTGGAAATCCAGTCGGGCCAGTTCCAGGGCCGCAAGATTTGGGACCGCCTGAACCTGCAGAACCGCAATGCCAAGGCGGTCGAAATCGCGCAGCGCCAGCTCGGCCAGCTGGCCCACGCCACCGGCGTGCTGCAGGTGGCAGACAGCGAGCAGTTGCACCACAAGCCGGTCATCGTCAAGGTGTCCGTGCGCCAGGAGCCGGGGCGCGATCCGTCCAACGAGGTCAAGGGCTACAAGGCACGCGGCGCCACCGGCACCGTGCCCGCCTTCCAGGCCCCGCGCGTTGCCGCGCCCGCGCCGGCCGCTGCCCCCCTGCCCTGGGCCAAGGTGGCCTGAGCATGGCCAAGCTGGACGTTCGCGCCGACCTTAAGCTGGCCACGGCCACGCTGGAGGCCATCGACGCGGCCACCCTGCGCGCCGCCGATGACGGCCTGCGCCCCCACCTGGGGGCCAGCCTCATCGGCCGGTCGTGCGACCGCGCGCTGTGGTACGCCTTTCGCTGGTGCGCCCGGCCCGCGCACGAAGCGCGCGTGCTGCGCCTGTTCGCCCGCGGCCAGCGCGAAGAAGACCAGCTCACGGCCCTGCTGCGCGCCGCCGGCATCACCGTCATGACTGTCGACCCCAACACCGGCCGCCAGTTCGCCTTTGGCAGCGGCCACTTCGGCGGCAGCATGGACGGCGCCGCCATCGGCGTGCCCGACGCGCCCAAGACCTGGCACGTGCTGGAGTTCAAGACCGGCGGCACCAAGAGCTTCAACGCGCTGGCCAAGGCCGGCGTGCAGGCCGCCAAGCCTGAGCATTGGGCGCAGATGCAGTGCTACATGGCCTGGGCCGGCCTGGACCGCGCGCTGTACGTGGCGGTGTGCAAGGACGACGACCGCCTGCACCTGGAGCGCATCGACGCCGACAAGGCCGCCGCGCGCCAGTTGTTTGACCGCGCCGAACGCATCGTCAACGCCCCCGCGCCGCTCGACGGCGTGAGCGACGACCCCGATTACTTTGAATGCCGCTGGTGCGACTACGCCACGCTGTGCCACGGCAGCGCCGCGCCGCTGCCCACCTGCCGCAGTTGCAGCCACAGCACGCCCGAGCCGGGCGGCACCTGGACCTGCGCGCGCCACCAGGGCAAGACGCTGAGCGTGCCCGAGCAAAAGCAAGGCTGCCAGGCGCACCGCGTCATCCCCGTGCTGCTGCGCAACTGGGCCGAACCGGTCGACGCCAGCGAGCAGGACAACTGGGTGCGCTATCAACTCAAGAGCGGCGGCGAGTTTGTCAACGGCCTGCCGCCCCAGGGCTTCACCAGCGACGAGCTGCACGCCCTGGTCGACAAGAGCGCGCTGGCCGATCCGCAGGTGCGCGAGCTGCGCGCGGAGTTTGACGGGAGGTTGGTGGCATGACCGCCCTGCGCCCCTATCAGCAGCGGTCGATAGACCAGCTTTACCAATGGTGGGTCGCCCACCCCGGCATCGAGGCCGCGCCCATCGTCTGCATGCCCACCGGCAGCGGCAAGAGCGTGGTCATCGCCGAGCTGTGCCGCCTGCTGTTCGACACCTGGCCCGAGGAACACCCGCGCACCGTCGTGCTGGTGCCCAGCAAGGAACTGGCCGAGCAGAACGCCGCCAAGCTGCGTGCCATGCTGCCCACGCACCTGAGCGTCGGCTACTACAGCGCCAGCCTGGGCCAGCGCCGGCCCGACGCCGACGTGATCGTGGCCACCATCGGCAGCATCTACAAGGACGCGCACCTGCTGGGCAACATCAAGTGCGTCGCCGTCGATGAATGCCACCTGGTAGACCCCAACGGCATCGAGTCCGGCCGGTACCGGCAGTTTCTGTCACGCCTGGCGCGGCTGTGCCAGTTCCGCGTGGTGGGCTACACCGCCACGCCGTTTCGCGGCAATGGCGTGTGGCTGACCGATGGCGAACACCCGCTGTTCACCGGCGTGGCCTGCACCGTCACCGCGCAGGAACTGCTGAACGCTGGCTTTCTGGCCCCGCTGGTGCGCCCCATTGATGCGGTGGCCACGCGCATCGACACCAGCAGCGTGCGCACCACCAGTGGCGACTACAACCTGGCCGAACTGGCGGCCTGCGTTGACGGCTACCTGCCCGCCGCCGCGCGCGAAGCCGTGCACCTGGCGGCCGACCGGCGCAAGTGGATCGCCTTCACGGCCACCGTGGCCAACGCCAACGCGCTGATCGCCGAGCTGCGCGGCCACGGCATCGCCTGCGCGCTGGTGTGCGGCGACACGCCCAAGGCCGAGCGCGAAGAACTGATCGAGCAATTCCGCGCCGGCCTGCTGCGCTGCCTGGTCACCGTGCTGGCGCTGGCCACCGGCTTTGACGTGCCCGACGTGGACTGCATCTTGTGGCTGCGCCCCACGCAAAGCCCCGTGCTGTACGTGCAGGGCGCCGGCCGCGGCATGCGCATTGCCGACGGCAAGACCGATTGCCTGTGGCTGGACTTCAGCGACACCACCGAGCGCCTGGGGCCGGTCGACGCCATCAAGGGCCGTCGCCGCTCGCGCGCGTCCACGGGCGAACCCGGCGCCGCGCCCACGCGCGTGTGCGACGAATGCGGCGAGCGCATGCCCGCCGCCCTGACCATCTGCCCCAACTGCGGCCACCAGTTGCCCGCCACCGTGCAAGAGGCGCGGCAGGCCAGCAACGCCGCCATCATGGCCAGCCAGTCGGCGCCCAAGATCGTGCGCTACGACGTGACCGACGTGCAGTATTCCCGCCACCAGAAGGCCGGGTCGCCCGACAGCCTGCGTGTGGACTACTTCGCCGGCCTGCGCCGCGTCTGCAGCGAATGGGTGTGCCTCGACCACGGTGGCTTTGCGGGCGAGAAGGCGCGCAACTGGTGGCGCCGCCGCAGCCTGACCGGCGACGTGCCCCGCAGCGTGGACGAAGCGCAGGCCTGGCTGGAAGTGGGCGGCCGCTCCGTGCCCCGCCAGCCCGTGGCCATCGAGGTCAACGAGACCGGCAAATTCCCCGAAGTCGTGCGCAGCCACTTCGCCGAAGAAAGGCAGGCCGCATGACGCTAGCCGAACTCAAGGTCATGCGCGCCGTGCTGCGCGAAAAGCTGCAGCAGCTTGACCAGATCAAACCCGGCTGCATGAGCTGCATCCACTTTGCCAGTGGTCGCACCTGCGCCCACTTCGACGCCGCCCCACCGCCCGAATGGCAGGCCGGCACCCACGAATGCCAGCAATGGCAGCACGACCAGATTCCGTTTTGACATGAAAGGCCCCGTCATGCCCACCACCCTAACCGCCCCCGAGCTGCGCCCCGCGCACCAATCCGCCCGCGCGCAGTACACGCGCACGGCCACCCACATCATCATCGGCAGCGCCTGGCAGCGCCGCCCCACGCCCGACGACGCCGGCTGCATCAGCGGGCCGCACACGCCGCCCATGACGCTGCGCGACAAGGTGGTGGTGGTGGTGGGGGTGATCGGGCTGCTGTTTGTGGGGGGGTTGCTGGCCTGGGAGGGGTGGGTATGAGACTGACCAACACGCTGCGCGACGCCTTTATACGAGCCGTGCTTGACGACACCCCTTGCGCCGACTACCAGGGGCAGATCGAAAAAGCGCTGGAAGCCGCCGCTCTGCGCGCCATGCCACCCAAGCTGCGGGCGATCGCGGTCGACAAGAACTTGAACGAGTGGCTGCCAATCAGCTCGGTGTTTGGCGGCACGGTCGGCAAAACAGTGTTCGTGCCGGGCGGAAGCAAGTTGCAGGACGAATTTCGACGGGTCGTGCAGCGCGACCCCGAGGTGCTGAAACTGGTGGAGGCCCACGCCGCCAGCAAGGCCGCGCGCGACCGCCTGCGAAGCCGGCTGCACGCCGTGGCCTACAGCACCAGCACGCGCAAGGCGCTGGCCGACGCGCTGCCCGAATTCGCCCATTACCTGCCCGCCGACGAAGCCAAGTCCCTGCGCACGCTGCCGGTGGTGGCCAACGTGGTCGCCGACTTCGTGAAGGCCGGCTGGCCCAAGGACAAGGCCCGCAAGCCTGTCGGAAAGGCCGCGAAATGACCCACCCCTGCCACCACCTAGGCGTCTGCAACGCCCGCGGCTGCGCCGACTGCCCGCACGCGCCGCGCC